GACGAGTACCAAATGTTCAATACTTTTGCCAATCAGTAAGCGTACCTGGTATTTCATTATCAGAGGCCGTAATTGTAAACCCTTTTGTTGACATCTATTCGCCAGGCGAAAAGGCCATTTACGATTTATTGAATGTTACTTTTATGGTTGATGAAGATTTAACTGCATGGAAAGAGATACATGATTGGATTCGTGCTATGACTTTTCCTGTGGAGTTTGAAGAATATCAAAGATTGCCTAGATTAAACAAATACAATTCGGCAGCCACCGACCTCAATAAGAAGTTCCCACAATTCTCAGATGCCTCTATAAACATATTGTCATCTTCAAATAATGTATCTTACCGATTTAAGTTTCATCAGGTATTCCCAACATCAATATCTACCTTTGTGATGAACACACAAGACGGGCCGGATAACATCATTACTGCCGATGCCACATTTCGGTATAGTTACTACGACATTGAAAAAACATTCTAATATAGCTTGACAAATTGTTACCATTAGTGTAACATAGCGTGAGGAGGATTTACAGCATGAAGCAACTAGATGAACTATTGGAAGAATGGCGGAAAGATTCCGAGATTGACAGAACGGAACCAGGCAAAGCATTAATTAACATACCCAAACTTCACAGTAAATACTTAAATACCCTTTCACAACATCGCTTGTTGGCAAAACAGGCTGAGTTTAAGTATAACAAATGGAAAAAAATAAAGTGGGAATATTACACAGGTAAGTTAGATGATGATGAACTTGCCAAGTATGGATGGTCTCCGTTTCCATTTGTATTGAAATCTGACATCACTATATATTTGGAGAGTGATGACGATTTAAGTAAACACATGGCCGCAAAAATTATGCATGATGAGATTGTTGATGTGTGCCAATCTATTCTCAAAGAATTAAACAATCGTGCATGGGAATTAAAATCATTCATTGACTGGGAAAAATTTATACAAGGCATTTAATGAGTGATGTGATTCTTCATAAGCTAAACGAAGCTTATATTAAAGTAGAATGTGAGAAATCTATCTCACAGGAGTTAAGCTCATACTTTTCTTTCAGAGTACCAGGTTATCAGTTTGTTCCTGCCTACAAAAACAAATTGTGGGATGGTTTCATAAGATTGTATGACCTCAGAACAAATCAAATCTACCATGGTCTTGTTCCGTATATTGAGAAATTTTGTGCTGAAAGAAACTATACCTGTGAGGTTAATTCTGAAATAAGCATTACTGAAAGCTTTTCGTTAGTTGAGGCAGTTGATTTTGTTCGCACACTAGATTTGCCACATGAGATACGAGATTATCAATTAAATGCTTTTGTTCAGGCAGTTCGTAATAGACGCCTGTTACTTCTATCACCAACAGCATCAGGTAAATCATTAATAATTTATGTGATACTCCGCTGGTTACAAGAGTCGGATTATAAGCGTGGCTTACTGATTGTTCCAACCACATCATTGGTAGAACAAATGTATACCGACTTTGAATCGTATGGATATGATTCTGAAAAATACTGTCATCGTCAATACTCTGGTAAAGAAAAACACACCAACAAACTACTGACGATTACTACATGGCAATCCATCTATAAAAATGATGCCGATTACTTTGAACAGTTTGATTTTGTAATGGGTGATGAAGCACACCAATTTAAGGCCAAATCACTTACAACGATACTATCTGGTTGCACAAACGCTAAATATAGGATAGGAACAACTGGTACTTTAGATGGTACACAGACACATCGCCTTGTATTGGAAGGATTGTTTGGGCCAGTTTATAAAGCAACAACAACATCTGAGTTAATTGATAAAGGTCAATTAGCTAGTTTTAAAATTAAATGCCTCATACTTAAACACAATGAGGCAGTATGTAAACAAGCAAGAGATTGGGACTATAACACAGAGATAGATTATATAGTTCAAAATCCAGCAAGAAACGAATTCATTCGTAATCTAGCCTTGTCGTTAAATGGCAACACTCTTATATTATTTCAATTTGTGGAGAAACATGGAAAAGATTTATACACTATTATTAAAGATTCAGTCAAGGATCGGCATGTATTTTTTGTTTTTGGTGGTACTGATGTGGAGGTTAGAGAATCGGTCCGAGCAATTACTGAAAAAGAAAGGGACGCAATCATTGTTGCTTCTTACGGCACTTTTAGCACTGGTGTTAATATCCGTAACCTTCACAATATCATATTTGCCAGTCCTTCCAAATCCCGCATCCGTAATCTTCAGTCAATCGGCCGGGGATTAAGAAAAGGAGATAACAAAGAAGAAGCGGTTTTATTTGATATTGCTGATGATTTTCGCATAGGTAAATTTGTGAATTATACACTCAAACATTTTATTGAAAGAGTTAAAATTTACGATGACGAAAAATTCAATTACAAGTTTTATAACATAGAGCTAAAAAATGGAACAAACGACAAACAATAATATTAAAATAGTCCGCTTACAATCGGGTGAAGATATTATGGCAGATGTTATGGAAAACGATGAGAATGAACTCATAGTATTGGACAATCCAATGCACATTATATTTAAAAGAATGCCTACAGGCCAAACAGTAATGATGATGATGCCTTGGTTACCAATTGAAATCATCAAAGAAAACAATGCTACCATATACGGCACAGACATACTTACAGTCATTGAACCAAAAGAGGACTTAATTGAATACTATGGTAAGGCGGTGCTTGAAGCCCAAGAGATTATGGAAAAGAAAAAAATTCGTGGTATCAATGATGATGATTTTCTTGATGAAGAAGATGAAGATGACGATGAAGAAGAATTACAGGTTGAAGATATCATTGACCTAATGAGAGAGAAAAAAAACAAAAGGCTACACTAATGGACTATACTGATGTGATTGTGAAAAAACCATGGGGTAAAGAGTATCTTTGTTATCGTAATGATGAAGTTGCTATTTGGTATTTGCATATTGAAAAAGACAAGCAAACTTCCATGCATTGTCATCCAAACAAAAACACCGGTTTTGTGGTGTTAGAAGGCAAAGCAGAGTTATCTTTTTTGCGTAACTCAATAAACTTAGAGGGCTTGGATAAAATTCATATCTTCCGTTCTCGCTTTCATTCTACACGAGCAATTACCGATAGTTTTATTTTTGAGATAGAAACACCTGAAGATAAACATGAACTAGTTCGCCTAGAAGATAATTATGGCCGTGCAGGTACCGAATACGAAGGTAGCAATGCTCATTCACCAAAAGACCAAGATTGTTTTTGGATTACAGAATCATCTGAGAACCCAACAGAGTATAGTATTCGTGGTTGCCTAGTAAAACATCTTCTCATTACAGACAAGGAACAGCTCCTAAATAAGAGTGAAGAAGAACTTTTCATTGTTACAAAAGGCGGCATCGTTACTGTAAAGAATGAGAAGGTCGTATGGCCAGGTGATGTGATTGATGGTAAAACACTACATCGCTTAGCAACAGCGTTTGAATTTGAACCTAATACATCTATGATATATGTGAGTAAATGATTTATCTTTTTGATTTAGACAATACATTATGGGATACTTTTGATAAGAATGGTAATCCTATTTGGGCAAAACAATTAGTCCCACCATATCAAATTAAAAATGATGTGGTAACGGATGATGTGTTTTCATATTGTCGTTTGCGTAAAGGTGTCAGAGAGTACCTAGAACATCTACACCACGAAAACAATCAACTAGGGTTTATTTCTGTTGGGTCTTATTTTGGCATGGCATTTTCAAAACAACCATCAATACAGATGTTAGAATTATTTAATATCTCCCAATATCTCAATAGATTTCAGGTACTAGAATATAAAACATTTAACAAAGCTAATTTCATTGATGTATTAAAAGGTGAAATTGTTTTTTACGATGATAACCCTAAAAACTTTGCGTCATTAAAAGATAATGTAATCTGCGTTGATGCATTAAACATACATGATTGGTCACAACTGATTGGAAAAAAATATGATTGATATATTATTCGTTCACCCTAATGCTTCTAAAAAAATCTATCAAGGATTAGCAAATAAAAATTCTGCCATTGAACCTCCAATTTGGGCGGCCATGTTGGCAAATAGTGTTCGTTCAAAAGGATATAGCACAGAGATTTTAGATACCGAAGTAGAACATTTAGATTACATAACTTCAGCTAAACGAATCACCGAATACAAAGCAAAGATTGTTTGTTTCGTTGTATATGACCAACAACCATCGGCATCTTCACAGAATATGGAAGGAGAAACGGCAACCACACAAGAGTTACGCAATTTAGAACCAAACACATTTATTCTTTTTGTTGGTGGCCATGTGGCGGCATTACCAGAAGAAACACTTAAAAAAGAACCTTACATTAATGCTGTTTGCCAAAACGAAGGTGTTTATACTATTCGTAATCTATTGCAATTGTCCTCATTTGATGATAACAGTTTAAAGAAGGTTGATGGTTTGGTGTTTAGAGATAGAGAAGGTAATATCATCTTCAATGCACCATCACAGGTTGTACCTAAAGACATGTTAGAAACTGATTTACCTGGTATGGCATGGGATTTATTGCCATCTCTTTCACAGTATCGCACAGCAGGTTGGCATTCGTGGTCAAACAATACTGAGAAACAACCCTTTGCGGCATTGTACACAAGTCTTGGTTGTCCATACAAATGTTCTTTCTGTATGATTAATATTATCAACAGAACAAAACAAGGACCAAATGTAACTAGCCAAGATAGTAATACATTTAGATTCTGGTCACCAGAGTTTATCATTAAACAGTTTGATGAGATTGCTCGACAAGGTGTTCGTAATGTTAAAATTGCCGATGAGTTGTTTGTTTTAAACCCACGACACTTTGAAGCTATTTGTGATTTGATTATTCAACGTGGTTATGATTTCAATATTTGGGCATACTCAAGGGTTGATACCTGCAAGCCTAAGTATTTGGCCAAGTTAGAAAAGGCTGGTGTTAAGTGGTTGGGTCTTGGTATTGAAAACCCTAACAATGAACTGCGTAAAGAAATTCACAAAGAAGGATTTCAGGATGTTAAGGTGTTAGACCTTATCAATAACATCCGTGATGCAGGTATCAATGTTGGTGGTAACTATATCTTTGGTCTACCATATGATACAAAAGAATCTATGGAAGCTACATTGCAATTTGCAATAGATAACCCAACAGAAATGGCCAATTTCTATTCTGCAATGGCTTATCCAGGTAGTCCATTGTATAATCAGGCTCGTTTGTTCGGTCAAGAGTTGCCAACAACCTATTCAGGTTTCAGCCAACACTCTTATGATACATTGAATTTAGGTAATAGTCATGTATCTTCATCTGAAATACTTGCCTTTAGAGACAAGGCGTGGGATACTTATCACTCTAGTGAGAAATATTTGAATCTATTGGAGAACAAGTTTGGCCAAAAAGCAAGAGATGAACTTGATTCAACTAAA